GTAGCGGTGTGAGTGCTCGAGTTCGCCATCGGTGTTAAAAATCTCGGCTTTGTCGCTGGTGACATCGTAGCTGTAGGACTGGATGAGAATGCCGAGGCCGGATTCATCTTGGATTCCGAAATCGGCATTGATTCCGCTGGCGGCGTAGAATTTTGCGGGCATAAAAATTAGTCTTGGGTTGCTGTGATTTGGAATTCCGCGAATCCGTCGATGGATCGGGAGGTGGAGATTTGGTCGATCGTAAAGGATCCAGAGACGCCGGGCATGCTGCCGAGGGCACCGCCGACAGCGAGAGAGCCTGCATCGCCGACGCCGGAGATGGAGACCTCGCGCTTAAATTTGTTGTAGCCGACAGCGGCGTATTCGCCGTCCGCGCCACGAAGTTCTTGTTTGCTGGAGGTGTCAGAGATCGTGACCGCATTGACGATCATCGAGCCTGCGTTTCCGCCTGTGATTCCGAAGGTGTAGGTTGCTGGCATAGTTGGTGGATTTCTTTGAGGGTGGGGCTGTCAAATTTCGGCGATGCCGAGGACGAGGGTGGCGCTGCAAACCCAGCGCGAATCGGACTGCGATTCCGTGAGTCCGGTCAAAACCGCTCCGGCGAATGCGATGCCCTCGAAGTGCGCGGCGAGGGATGAGAGATTGCGGAGGGCCGTGCGGAGCGCGGAAGTGAGCTGATGGTGCTGATCGATCTCCAGGTGCGACGGAGTAGCGAGGACGATGGAGGCCGTGGCGCGTGAGAGCGTGCCGCCGATGATCTCGACATTCTCGCAAGCGGCAAAAAGGACCGAGCAGTCGGCTGGGATCGTCTCGGCACTCTGGCCGGTGTGACACGGGATGCCGTCAAAGGCGGGCTGGCTGCGGAGCCATGCGGCGAGTGCGCTCTCGACGGGGATGTTCACGCGGCACCTCCTGGGGACATCGTTGCGAGGTATTCGCCGGGGGCGTGGGTCTCGCTGATCTGCGAGAGGAAATAGGTCTTGGCGCTGAACGAAACGGCTTCGCCTCGGCGGGGTGGGCTTTGCAGGTCGGCGGCGAGGAAACGGATCGAAAACTCACCGCCTTGCCGGAGGCCGCCGGTCTCGAGGTCGAGGCCGATGGAGACGGGAGCGAGGCAGACGCGGATCTCAGCCTGGCGAAATTTGACCGTGGTGCCGTGGGCGCTTTGGCGCAGTTGCGCGGAGCGGAGAGCGAGGGCGTTGCGGGATGCGGGCGACACGAACCTCGCGGCGTGTCAAAAGAAAAGCCCCCGCCGGAGTGAGACGGCGAGGGCTTTTGCGGGCGAGGAGCGCGGTGCGGGCGCGCTTGCGGGATTAGTCTGGGATGATAAGGGCCATCGTGCCGTCAGTGAGGCCGGCGGATGCACCGAACATCACTTCGAGCGAGGCGATGAGCGAGCGGGTGCTCTTGTCCGAATACACATTGTAGCTGATCGTGAGGCCGATCTGATCGAGCGTGACGCTGTCGCTGACGAGGTAGTCGTTGTCCGCAAGAGCGGGAACGCCTGCGGCCATGACGAGCGCCTCGGGGGAGCATGCGAAGCCTTTGAGGCCTGCTTCTCCGCCGAACGCTGTGGCGTAGTGGACACCGTTCTCGAAGCCGTAAGCGCCTTCACCGAGGTTGAGCGCGGTGGTCGAGGTCGGGATGAGGTTCGAGTAGATGACGGGCGAAACGACGAGGCCTTTGCGGACGCTCTTGTGGACGCCTGCCCAGAGTTTGGGAAGGTCGCCGGAGGTCGCGGTGATCGCGCTCTCAGCGGATTCCACGACAGCCGCGCCGAAGTTGGCGACGGTCACGGGAGTTGTCGCGAGGGTCCAGATTTTGTCGGCGATGGCGTCGACATTGATCTGGATGAGGCGCTCCAAGCGGTGTGCGCTTTGGAGGTCGCTGTAAGCGAGGCCGAAGGGCTGATAGATGTGGTCGAGGACGACGCTGGCTTTGCCGAGGGTCGTGCCGCCGATCGAGTTGAAGGTGGTGGGGTTCACCGATGTGCTGGCAGTCGCGGAAGCGATTGGCACATGGATGGTGTCCTTTGGCTTCTTAACTTCCGAGCTGAAGTCGGAGGCGAAGAGGTTGAGCGCGCTGAGGCGCTTGCTGAGGACGGTTTTTGTCTGGGCGGCGATGGAGTCCGCAACCAGGGCTGAATCGATTGTATTGGGCATTTTGGTGGTGGTGGTTTGGTTGGTTTCTCCTTGGCCTTATGCCTTGGAAATTTTGGAACGGTGCTGCCAGATGGCGGCTTTGTGTTTCTCGAAGAGGGCCGAAGCGGTTTTGCGGTCTCCGGCTTCCACGGCGGCGATGTATTCGGCGACGGGGTCGGAGGCTTCGGGGCTGGCGTTTTCGATGACCGGCACAACGCGGGCGGCGGAGAGGCCGAGGCTGCGCTCGAGGCGTTGCAGGGCTTCGCGCTCGGTGTCGAGTTGGGCCTTGTAGCTGCGGGCTTCGGCGAGGGCGCCGTCGCGCTCGGCGAGGGCGGCGTTGTATTTGGCGAGGATCTGGTCTGCTGCGGCGATCTTGGCGACAGGGCTTTCGATCGGCTCGATGACTTCGGGCTCGGGTGTAGGCTCGGCTTCGAGGACGGTCTCGACGGCGGGCTCGGCGGCCGGGGCTTCGACAACTTCGGGGGCGTTTTCGCTGACGACGGTGTCGAGGATTTCGACCTCGGGCTCGGCGACGGGTTGGGTTTCGGCTTGGCTCTGCATAGATTTTGCTTTGGCGAAGGTGTCAAATCGGGCGCGGAGTTGGGCGGGGGTCGCAGTGGCTGCGGCAGCCACGCCTTCCTCGATGGCATCGGCGAATCCGAGGGCCACGGCTTCGACAGCGTCCAGCCATGTTTCTTCGTCCATCATTTGGGCGATGCGGTCGGCCTCCATGCCGGTTTTGCGGACATAGGCGTTGCGGAGGGAGTCTTTGAGTTTGTCGAGGAGGTCGGCTTCGCGGCGGAGCTGATCCGAGTCGCCCATGGAGACGGTCCACGGGTTGTGGATCATGAGGAGCGCGTTGTCGGCGATGTAGACGGGAGCGCCTGCCATGGCGATGACCGAGGCCATGCTGGCGGCGAGCGCGTCGATGTGGACGGTCAGACCGCCTTTGTGTCGGCGGAGGGCGTTATAAATGGCCGTTCCCTCAACCACGGACCCACCGGGCGAGTTGATGCGAAGGTGGATGTGCTGGCCGTCGAGCTTGCCGAGGTCGGCGAGGAACTCTTTTGACCCTGCGCCGAAAGCACCGACTTCATCGTAGAGGTGAATCGTTGCCGTGCCGTCGTTGGATTTTTCCAATGCATAGAATTTGATCATGGTGTGGGTTGGGTTGGTTGGGTGAGAGCTTCGGCTTGGGCGGGGAAGACATCGCCGAGGTTGAGTCCGAGGGATTCGCATTTTTCTTTGCGGCGAATGTAGGCGCTGAGGATGTCGTCCTCTTCGGCTTCGGCATCGAGGCCGTGCAGGTTGCAGTAGCGCTCCCAAGACATATAGCCGGAGTCGAGAAGCTGGGCGTAGAGGCGGCCGTCGCGGCCGTTGTCCACGGTAATTTTTCGCGGGGCGACGAACTCACAGCGCCACCAATCATCTCCAGGGTAGGGCAAACGCCCGGCTTGAATTTCTTGGTAGATCCAGAATTTCCAGAGCGGTCGGCAGAATTGATCAATCAGCATTTGCTGGAGCCGCTCGAGGAAGTTTTGGGCGACTTCGAGGAGGCCGCGAAATTCGGTGCCTGCGCTGCCGACGAAGATCATGAGTGCCTCGGGCGGGAGGCCCATGCCTCGGGCGATCTCGCCCATGATGGTGCGGATGAATGGCTCGAAGGCTCCGGCGGGGTGTTCGTTTTTGAAAGATTGGATGGACTCGCCGGGCTTGAGGCGCGGGATGAGCGTGCCGTTGTAGAGGGCTTCGGTGCTGATCTCTTCGCCGTTGGGGCCGGTGATCATCTTGCCTGCGCCGAGGCCGATCTTTTGGGCTTCGTTGCTGGTGACGACAAATCCGATCTGGGCGCCTGCTTTGGCGGATCCTTTTTCGTAGGCGAGATATTCGACAAGGTCGTGGCAGTTGGTGATGGCGTTATGCAGCCACGAGACTCCACGGGGGTATCCTGCCCGGCGGATGTGCCGGAAGTGCAGCATGTCGGCGGCTGGGACATCTTGAAATTTTCCAGAGGCCCGGTCGGTAATGACGCGATAGCTGACGGGGGCGTTGAAGCGGTCGAGAAGAACGCCGTCGAAAGCGCGCTCGTTGCTGTTGGCCGTGGATCCGACCGCCTCGGCGCCGATGAATCGGACGCGGGTGCCGCCTGCTTGGGTGGAAAGAAATTGCGCGAAAAAGTCGCCGTCGCAGGCGACTTGGCGGAGGATGAGGGATTGCGCGCCGTAGAAATTCACCTGGGCGCTGGCATCGAAAGCCCACGCATCACCGCAAGCGCGGTCTTCGAAGGCGCGCTCGGCTTGGCGGTTCCATGCGGTGTCGGAGGTGCGGGCCTTGGGGACGATGCCGGTTCCCACGGCGCGCTGAGCGAGGTGCTCGATGAGATAGGAGGCGGTGCCGAAATTGTTGTAAAGCCAGCGGGCGCGCTGCATGAGCTCCATGCGAGTCCGTGGCGCGAGTTCGCGCTTGGGCTCGTAGGTATTCATGACAATCAAGGAGCGCTCGCGTGAGTGCTCCGCTCCTTCAAAGGCCGCTGCTTGGGGGTCTCTGCGCGGACGGCCGGCACCGGGGCGCGGACCACCCCAACTTGATTTCTTGATTTTCGGAGCCATTGACTCCGAGGGCCGTGTCAAACGGGGGTCGTGAAAAACGAGCGGTCGAGGACCGTGCAGAGTTGCCGGCCGTTTGGCTCAGCGAGGATTTCTTCGAGGGCTTGGAGGAGGAGCCACTTCGGGAATGAGACCTGTCCGCTGGATGCGGTGCCGTCGCCGCTGATGGATGTGATCGTGACTTCCTCGGAGGCGGAGAGAAAAGCCGCGTCGGCGAGTGCCTGGAGTTCGGCGACGGTCTTGGTGCGGCGGAGGTAGGATTTAACGCCGCTGATTTTGTCGAGGTCGGTCACGCCTCGGCGGGCGTGTCAAAGAATCAGCGGTTTAACCACAACCGAGCGCCGTGGCAGGCGGGGGTAGAGCAACCGAAGGTTGGCCCGAAGGGCGAGACTCGCGGGAGCGAGCGAGTCAAAGGACACGGAGAGCACAGAGGGGGAGAGACCGGCGTAGAGGTGGTGAGCTTTTTAAGGAGGCACAGCACGCCTTCCCCACTTGCGCCGGTCAAAGTTGGCAGGGACGGTGCGCGCTTCCTTTTCAAGCGTGGGCTTTCGGGAGTCTCGGGCCATGAATGACCGCCCATCCCACCGTTGCATGTGGCTCCGGTCGTGTGTCCGCCTGCCTGCGTGGAGGCGGAGGAGTCAAAGAGGGATCAGGTGAATTTTGTTCGCTTTGAACTCCATGGCGAGTTCGTATTTTTGTCCGCCGCCGCTGTCTGGGAGTATCGACTCGATATACTTCCCGCGTGACTGGTCGCCTCGGGCGCGGTCGAGCTTGTCCCAACTCTCGGGCTGCATCGACACGGATCGCGTGACGGCTGTCCGGCCTTTGGCGTTTTTTGATTTCGCTCCTTTGGGGCGGCCCGATCCTTTGCGCGGGCCGCCGTGGGTAGTGGGCTTTTTGCTCATGGTCTTGGGTAGTAGCCAACCGGTGTGTCCACTTGGGTGAGGGTCGGGTTCTTTTGCAGGATTTCGGCAGCTTGCGCGGGGGTGATTTCTTTTGAGACAACGGCTCGCGTTCCGATGGTTTTGAATTTGATTTCGGTTTTCATTTTTTCGAGCGGGTGGATTTGAGGTTGTGGGCGATGAGGATTTGTTCGGATTTTTGGAGGGCAAGGGCTAAGTCTTCAAGCGTGCTTTTCAGTTCTTTGCCGAGGATCACAAGGCAGGCTAGCGAATTGTAGAGGCTTCGGTCGTTGGTTTTCATTTTTGTTTTGGTTGGTGGCGCGGGGATCGAACCCGCGCCGGGTGGGGTGTTAGGCGAAACAGGCGCGAATCATTTTAGAAGACCATGGCCCCATCGCGCAGGGGTCACCTTGAAATTTGATGAACCATTGCAAGCGTGTTTTGTATTTTCTCCCCATGGGAGTGATCCCGCTTTGACGCTCGCAAGTTAGAATGGCGCTTCTGTTTTTGAGTTTTGCCTCAATGGATTTTTTGCGAACTTCAAAGGGGCCGTAGTTTTTTGTAATTGTTGTCATTTTGTCGTTTTGGTTTTTGGTTATGTTGATTATCCGAGGCGGGCGGCAAGCCAGCGGACTGCACCGGCTTGGGTTTTGAAGGTTTTGGAGGCGCTGAATGTGAGGGCTGTAAATGTGCCGTCGTTGTTGCGGGTGATTCCGCGTGTCAGGCTCTCGTTGTTGTTCATTTGGATTTTTGTTGTGGTGTTGTTTTTCATAACGCAATCACTCTCTCATGAACTTGATTTCTCGTCAACAACTTTTTTTCAAGAAAATGAAAATAATTTTGGAGGCTTGCGGAGCCGCTTAAAACCTAGCTCGGCGGGCGGGGGTCATTTCGGTGAGCGCACCGAGATGATCAGTTTTTCAAGATGTGCCAGGCGACATGGCAGAGTTTCACGGCGTCCATGTAGTGATCTTGCGCGACGGATTTCCATACGAACTCTTGGCCGGTGGCGGTCTTGCGGGGAACGAGGCGCTGGCCGCTCATGCCGCGAAGGAAGTCCTCGGTGGTGTCGCGCGGGATGGCGAGCGGTGGCTTGCCGTTGCGGATGCGGTCGATGAAGAGTTCCGTTTTGATGGCGTGGTCGACGAAGGTGTAGAGCACGACGCCGGGGAAGTCGTCGATGACGGTGCGCCCGATGCGGCTGCCGAAGGTTGCGCCGGAGCCTTTGGCGGCGTGCCAGAATCCGGCGCTGACTTGGCAAGCGGTGTAAACGCGGAAGGTGGCGAAGCCGGAATCCATGAGGCCGCACTCGGGGCGGACTTCCTGCCCGCTGGGTGTGCGGTAGATGCGGCGGGGCGAGTCGGCGAGGAGGTCTTCGATGGTGAGCGTGGTTCCGTAGTCGAGGACATAGCTCTGGCCGTTGGCGTCGAAGGCCACCGTGGCCCAGTGTTGTTTATCCTGGCCGATGTCGGCGCAGGTGACGATGTGCGCTGGCTCGATCGGGCAGGTGCCGCGCGTGTAGTCGCCGCGGAGGCTGAGAATGTTGGCGTCGCCGATGCTGGTCTCGACCTGCTCCCACGGCATGGCCATCGTGCTGTTGGTGAAATCTTGCAGGCCGTTGAGCGTGTCCTTGTCGCGGAGGAATTTCACTGCGAGCGCGCCGAATGTGCAGGACCGCCACGGCGCGTAAAGGGAGTTGAGGTGGAAGCTGCGAAACCCGCGCTGGGCGCTGGGGTTTGTGGCTTGCCACTTGCCGTCTTGGAGGGCTTCGATTTTCTGGCCGTCGTTCCACTCGCCTCCGCACCGCTGGCAAATGTAGCGCGCGGACTCTTCGACGCGGGCCATGTTCCACTTGCCGGCCACTTTCGCCTCGGTGTCCCATTTCACTTGCTCCCATAAAAGTTCGATGCGCTCGTGGCAATGCGGGCAGGCGAGCATGAAATTTTCCTGCGTGCCTTTCTGGTATTCCTGCCATATCGCGCCGTCCGGCGTGGTGGGCGTGCTGGTCTTGACGCGAAGCGCGCCGACGAAGGACTTGGTGCGGTTCTCTGCGAGGAAGAGGGCGGAGGTTTCTTGGTCGGTCTCGCGGGCGAATTTGTCCACCTCGTCCATCAGAAGGAGTCCGGCGGGGCGGCTGGCGAGGTTCGCCGGGGAGTTGCTGCCGACGAAGACGAGCGAGCACCGCGAAAAATGTTGCTCGAGGTTTTTGAAGCGGTGCCGGTCCGCGGGCTTCTGAGCGGCGAGCGTGGCGCTGTCGTCGAATAGCGGGAGCCAGCGGGTTTCGGAGAACGATCGGGCGAGGCCTTCGGTGGGCATGACCCACACGACGGGCTGCGGCTTGTTCACGATCCGCCAGGCGGTGCCTGCTTGCACCATCGTCGTCTTGCCGGTCTGCGTGCCGAAGACGAGCACGAGGTCGGAAACATCGACATCACCAAAACACTCGAGCGGCTCGCGGAGGTAGGGCGTGAGGCGGGTGCTGAAGTTGCCGGGCATCTGCGTTTGCCGCTCGCTCAGGATCACCTCGTCAGCGCACCACTCGGTGACGGTGCGCCGGTCAATCGGTGCGTAGATCGAGCGCAGGTGTTCGCGTAGGGCTTCGGCGGCGGGGGTCATGCCGTGGAAAAATGGAGCGCCGGGGTCGGTATCGAGCCGCCCTCTGCACCTTGGAAAGGTGCCGTGTCCGTAGTGTCACTTCCGGCGCGTTTGGGTTTGCCGAGATACATTCCTGCACCGCGTTTTTGTATCTCGGAGAACGGTAAAATCGGGACTGTCAAACGGCTTCGAGCCGCTGGGTTTAAAAAATAGATGTAACGGAGTTGGAAGCCTGAAAGCGGTTTTGAACCTTGTGGGATTTTTGCGCCGCCGTTTGCAAGAATGTGATCGCCTTTTGTGACAGTCATTCTGGAAACCTTTGATCCGTCTGGCATAAGAAGAATCTGATTGTTCTCCTTGATACCGGTCAGCGCAAACCCGCTCGCCCGGTAGATCGTTCCGTCTCCGCATTGCGTGCCATCGGCGAAGGAAACAACCCATTCAATGTGGGGATAGGATTTGCGAATCAACTTCATGGCGACGCTGATGGCGCGGCTTTCGGAATTGCGTGGAAGCCAATCGGAGAAGGCCATGCGATTGAGTTCGATGAAATTGTTCCATCCTGTGCCTTCGACGAGGCCTTGGATTTTTCGTTTGTCGAGAGACGGGCCGAATTGCATCGCGCCGCCGCATTTGCCGTTGAGGAAAACGCCGAAATGTAGCTGGGAATTTTGAACGACCTTGCCGGAGTAGTGGCAGGATTTCACGATGCGGTCGGCATCGGCGCGGCTGATTGGCTTGACGACAATATCCTTGGCGCTCATGCGTTGGCGCGGTTGAAAGATTGGCAGATGAAAGCGAGGGCGTTGCCGTTGCTGTTTTCGTTCACGGCAGATTGAGCGTGTCCCATTTCTTTCGCTTTGGAGATGGCGGCTTCGACTTCCTCGGCTTGCTCATCGTGGAGGGTGAAAGTTTTTTGCTGGAAGGGTTGCTTGTCGCCGTCGGCAAGCGCGGGCATTTCGGTTTCTGAAATATCGAAAACCCCGGCCTCGGAATCGGTGAATCCAAGTTCAGCGACATCCAAGTCAGCGGCGGCGAGATCCGCGAGCTCGAGCTTGAGCATTTCCTCATCCCACCCGCCGCCGATCTCCGCGAGTCGGTTGTCGGCGAGGATGTAGGCTCGGCGCTGCGTGTCGGTGAGGTGGCCGAGGCGGATGCAGGGGACGGTCTCGAGGGCGAGGGATTGAGCTGCGAGGACGCGACCGTGACCGGCGATGATGCCGTTGTCCTTGTCGATGAGGACGGGGTTGTTAAAGCCGAACTCGCGGATGCTCCCGGCGAGCTTGGCGACTTGGCTGGCGTCGTGCTTTTTCGCGTTGCGCGCGTAGGGGATGAGGTCGGAGGTTTTGAGGTGTTCGATGGTCATATGGCTTTTCGGATGATGGTCGTGAGGTTGTCGGCCCACTCGGCAAGGGTGGCCTCGATGGTTTTCTGCGGTTGGCCGTGCAGCCGGGTGGCGAGGGTCTTTGGCATGACTTCGAGGAGCTGCTTGGCGGTGATATGCGGGCGGCTCGTGATGTCGCGCGCTTCGTCGTAAAAGAGGGTGATGGCTTCCTGGCGCTGCCAGTCTTTGAAATCCTTCTCGGCCTTGATGCGGTTGTTCCGACTGGCGATGTAGATTTGGTTTGCCTTGCGGATGTCTTCGACCGAGCCGCCGTTGCGCTTGCAGATGACGAGTTCGTTGTAGCCGACCTTCTCGGCAAGGCGGGCACGGCGGAGGGATTGGCGCGGCGTGTTGTCCTCGTCGTCCGGCTCGGGTGCGCTGTCGTGAACCGGCGGCGGTGTAGGAACTGGCAGAGGCTCGGCAGGCTCCGGCACTCTCGGAGGCTCGGCGACCTTGGAGAGTTTCGGCGGAGGCGGCGGTGTGCCGCGTTGCCCACGCTTGGCGCGGGGCGGGGCGTTCGATTCGCGCCACGCCTGGGCGGCGTCCACCGAGGTCGTGGGCATGCCTTTCTTGACGAGGCGCGAGACGACGCTCTTGTCGATGCCTAAGGCGTTGCTTAATTCCGTGATTCCCACGGACAATGCAACGATGTCAAATTATGCAACGCTCAAAAGAATGACGAGCGACTGGCAAACTGCGATGGTTGAATGGTTTCGGTAGGGTTCCCATGCCACCCCCCTCATTCGGAGTCGGCCAGCTTGGCGTTGATGCGTTCGATCCACTCGTCGTCTTGCTTTGGTTTCTTTTTCTTCTTCAATGGTTTGCGCTTGGGTTTGGATAGCCATGGGAATTTCGTTTCGTGCGCCTGTTCGATGGTGACGAACCGATGCCCGGCTTTGCATAGCCTGCGCCTGTATCCGTCGCGGGTTGCGATGACTCGGGTGTTGGTGCCGCAGGTCGGGCAGGTCACGCGAGGAGTTGGCGGATCCGTGCCGCTGTCGTCTCCATAGGCGTGAGGAGTTCAAGGGCGCGGGTGAGCCTGTCGCGGTCCCACTTGCCGATGTCATCGCTCATCTTCCTCTCCCATACGGTGAACTTCTGGCTGAGCCCTTCGATGGTCACGATGGCCTTGGTCTTGTCGTCAGGGTTAAGGGTTGGCTTCTCCTCGGTCAAGGTAAGGCCGAGGTCTAGCTCGAGCTGTGCCTCGGTGTCTGCAGTGAACTCCATGCCCCATCGCGCCGTGCTGTAGTCTCTCGACTGACTGAGCCACTTGGAGGCGGCGCGCTTGCACACGAGGATGTCCTTGTGGATGTCGGTCCACTCGGCAGGGGTGAGGGTGTCGGGTAGGTTCAGCGCATTGAGCGTGAACATGGCTTGGTCGATTAGTTTCATTTTGTGGTGATGTGGTTGCTGGCTTTGTATCTTGCGATGGCAGCCGCCTTGGCCGCCGTGAATGGATCCGTCGCCTTCTCTCGAAAGGTCTGGCGCGATTTGTTGGACTTACGGAACTTGGTGCAGTCGAAGGTCTGGCTTTTGCCTGAGAGGAAATCCCTCACGCCGACGACATAATGGGAGACAAGGGCGCGTGTGACCTTTAACTCCCGCGCCACCTGAGCCTGCGACATCTTGCCGTTCAGCTGGTCGAGGCCGGCCGCGAAGGCGATGGCGTTCGCCATGACCGGCAGGTTGTTGGTCTCGAGCAAAAGGCCGACGACTTTGCCAAGGGTCAACGCCTGCTGGCGAACCTCAGCGGCTTGGAGCATGGCGATGACTTTGCGAGCCACGGCCGGCGTCGTGCCGAGTTCATCGGCGAGCGTGTCCTCGGGTGTGTCGAGGTCGTATTCTGGCATATAGGCAGGCTCCCCGTTTCTTGCGGTGAAGGTGTTATTCATGAGAGTTTCCGTAGTTAAATCCCGAGCGTTGGCGTGAGGCCTCGATTCTCCGGCGCTCGGGCGTCTTGGCCCAAAAGCGATCACAGGCGGCGGACATCTCCTCGAGCATGTTGGCGAGCCAGGCTTCTCGGAACTCCCGGAAGCCCGCCACCTCTTGGACGATCTTGCCGTGTTTGCCGAATCGTGGCTTTTTGCGTTTGCTCATGGCTTGGCCGTCCTCCGGTTGAACTCGGCGATGAGCAAAGCGTCCGCCGTGGCGTGCGTGACCTTGAGGCTTGGGAAAAGCTCCTGCGCTCGGCGCTTCGACACATTCTTGTCGCCCTTAGTGAGACACCCCATTGCCTTCTGCCATGCCTGCGGCCTCACGCGCTCGTAAGGCACCCGTAGCGCGGTCAGAACCGCTTGAAGGCGTCCATACCCTTCGCCAAAACTAAAAGCCGAGCAGACGCCCATCTGCGGCGAGGAGTGAACCAACTCCAGCACCGCCCGAGGCTCCGCCAGCGAAATGGCATCGCTGAGCAGGTCGATGAGGTCTCGGTCGGTCTCGGGCATTTTGTGCGCCCATGCGTCGCCGAGGGTTGGGATAAATGCGATACCGCCGGACAGGCCGGGGTCAATGCCGATGTAGAGTTTCATGAGTCTTGTTGTTGGGTGAATTTGGCGATGGCGCCGTCCATCTGGACCGGCACCGCGTGGCCGCGCTCGCCGTCGCGGTTTTTGTCGAGTGAAATGAAAGATTCATCTCCGTGGCGGATCATCCACACATGGTCCGAGTGCATCCCGATGGCGCGGGATTCGCGCAGTTTGCCGTCTTCGTTGAGCTGGCTGGCCGTGGCGACCGCGATGTTGAGTTGCAAAGCCAGCGCCTTGAGCCGCCGGGTGATCTCCGAGACATGCTGCTCGCGTGTTTCGTTCGATGCCATGGCCCGCAGGTGGACGAGTTGCACATAGTCCACGATCACGAGATCCGCGTTGCCCTTGCCCGCGAGGTCACGCGCCGAGGCGTCGATCGACTCCATGTCGGTGAATCCCGACTCGACCACGAGGCCGGATTGGGAAATCAAAGCCGAGGCCGAGTTGAATTTCGCCAGCATGTCCTTGTTGACCGATCCCTTGGCGCCCGCGATGCGGAAGACGCCGACATTAAAGCCCGCCAGGTGCGAGACCATGCGAGCGAGGACTTGGGTGGCCGGCATCTCGAGGCTGAAGACCGCCACCTTTTTGCCAGCGAGGACCGCCTGCACTGCCATCTGGAGGAGCAGGATCGACTTACCGCCCGAGGTCGGCGCGCCGATCGTCAGGAGTTCACCCCGCTTGACGCCGCCATTCGTCCAGCGGTCCAGACGATCGATGCCGGTGCCAAATGCCTCCGCAGGCGTGTGGTTTTCGAGTTCCTCCGTCAGTTTGAGCAGGAGGTCTTTGGTCGAAACCCTCGGGCGGTCCACCATCATCGCCGCCTCGGAGAGAGCCAGCGACACGCCGGCAATGTCTCCCTCCTGGCGAAGAAAAGCCCCCTCGGCCTCACGCACCGCGGACAATGCCCGGCGATACCTCGCCGCGTCCATCAGTGCGCTCCGGTGCCATGCCGCCGTCTTGGCGTCGCCGGTTGGCATGAAGTCCATCAGCTCGGTAAAGCCGTGCATCCCACCGATCGCGTCGAGTTGGCCCTTGGCTTCGAGCCGAGACTGCACCGCGAATGGGTCGGTCGCCATACCGGTCTCGGCGAGTTCCTTCGCTGTGGTCAAAATGATTTTGTGCGCCTCCGAAAAAAACAACTCCTCGGGCCAGGACATGACTCTCAGGCATTCGAAGTTTTGCAGGATGCAGGAGATCGCAGCCTTCTCGGCGGTTTCGTTGAGTGGGACGCTTGGGAGCATCTGGATAATCTTGGGGAGTGTTGTCATACGCAGGTAGGGAGGAAGCGGTCGCAAGACCGCTCTTTATTCTTCTCTTCTCTGGTCCCGTTTTTGTCCTTCTCGGATCGGGACATTTTCGGGACATAATCGGGACGCCGTTGTTTGGCTTTGTTTGCCGCGTTAAGTGCTCGCTCCTTAGCGCTTTGGCTTATGTGCCTGTCAAAGTTTACGAAGGTCATTTCCGTGTCTTTGATCTTCAACCAGCCCGCTTCGACCATACTTTGCGCGAAGCGTTCGTGCCCCCCGATCGTGTTCAAATGTGGCATCGCCGCGATGTGTGTCCTTCCGCCAGCGGGACAATTTCGGGACGCCCAGGCCCATACCTTCACGAGCCTGCCGACCACTAAATCCGGATCCATTTCGCAGGTCGCCGCGATCTGGAGCACCTCCGGCTTTTCAGCCACATGGTGCTCGATTTTCAGCCATTCTCCGGCCATATTATTTCTTCCCCTTCATAGTGTTCTGATTCCGCTCGATGTATTTCCTCACCTTCTCCATGTCCGCCTCCGCCTCTGCCTGTTCTGCCAGCGAGTAAGTGTGCCGGTAGTTCGGCAGAGGCTCCAGGCGTTGAATGCGCGGCCCGATCGGGCAGCCGTTCAGACAAATAGAGAGGCGGAGGCTGAGGTCTTGGGTCATGGGAGCGCCTCCAATGCTTTGATGAGCTTGCCGCAATACTCTGCGCCCATCTTGGCGTGGATGTTCGCGGCGGTGCGGGTTGGGTCGAGGGTAAGGCGGATCATAGGTGGCTTGGGTGTTGAATCTTTTTGTGTTAGCACTGGATTCTTCAACGCATGAGTGACCGCAGAACGGTCTGTGCCAACCTCCCTTGAGATTTCCGCTCGGGTCATGTCTGGCCGATCTTCAGCCAACTTACGGATGCGTGATGCCTTGCTTGCGGCTTTGGCCTCTTCCTCCGAAGGATTCCCACCAAGCAGCTTCACGCCCTCAACGATCTCCTCCACTTCGACCAGCGTCTTCCCGAGTTCTTTGGCGCAAAACTCCTCAAAGCTGGAAAAGCCAATCACCTTCCAGGCTTCAAACTTGCGGACATCCTCGACCATCCGGGCGAAAAACTCGGCTCCGGTTTCAAGATTGCTGCAAGCCTTTGGATACTTGAGTCGCATGATCTCGGCCAGCTCCTGCTCATTTTCGGCAAGAGAGAACGGCGTGGTGTGGCTGAAGTGTTTGTAAACCTTCACAGGCCGATTCCTTTCATGCTCTGGAAATAATTGCGGAGCCATACGGCGGCGGTCTCTAATTCGTCGTCCGTCATTTCCTCACGTCTTCTCCCGAAGTGCCTCTTGATTGCGGCGTTGGCTTCTTTCTTGAACCGACCAATGACAGAGCCAGACACTTCTTCGCTCTGCTTTGCCCGGATCAAGGCAATGCGGCCAACAAGAGCGTCCAGGTATTCACGCACTTGGAATGCGCGGGCTTGCTTGCTCTGCTCCTTTTGAAAAGCGTTCTGGCCGATCTTGTAGAGTTCAGCCAACTCAGCTTCATCTCTTACTGGATCATAGCCGCGTCGGCGCGATGCTTCGGCCTTGAATGCCTCGTAAGCACCTTGGTCAGTTATGACAGAGATGAGTTCAATTTCCCGCTCTCTCAAGAGTTCTGGGAAATCCCAAGGATCAAAAGCTGGGGCTTGTGGGGCTTCTTGTGGCTTCGCTTCATTCCCGTTGCCACAAGCATCCATCCATGTCGCCAATGATCTTCCAGCCCAAGCATGAAGCGGGTGATCGCTCGGCACATTGACGCTCAACGCCAACTGCTCGGCACCAGATACGATTCTCGCCCCCCGGCCATAAAACTGCTTGTCCTGTGTAGCCTTTCCAGAGAGCGCCCTTGCGCTTACTGGAAACAAATCGATGATTTCGCAGACATTGACCGAATCAAACCCCTCTCCGGCCATACTGACTTGAACGAGGACATCGATCTCAGCATCGGGCCGCTTGCCGTGTTGGTTTTTTGGAGGGCAAAACTTGGTCAGGATTTGCCGGTTTTCTTTGTCGCTCCGTCCGCTGATTCCTGTTCCGATCCAATCAACTGAAAGTCCTTCGGCGAATTGCTTGATCTGTTCACTGACCATCTTGGCATGCCTGCAAGACATGGCTCGAACTAGCATCTGGAGCCGCTTGCCTGTTTGTGCTCGCATCTCCCGCAACCGACGAATCGGGTGGATGATTAGAGGATGTAAATACTGCGGGGAATATCGGATATTTTTCCTTTCCTCCCATTGGTCAAGTTCCCCATCGGCCATGCGGTGAAGTTCGGTAGTTGTATAATTCGCCACTTCTTCCCCGTCTTGAATGACGGCAACGGAATACTCGTAGCTGTGGCAAACCATCGGCTTAACGCATCGGCCTTCTTCGGCCTCCCGATAGGTGACGCAAAGCCTCGGCTCAGGGAATATGGTGTCAGCGCCGCGCCGATATGGTGTGGCACTCATTGCCAAAGAAAACTCTGCGTGTTCGATTGCCAGCTTGGCCGCATCGCCCCACGCCATCGCTTCCCCGTAGTGGTGGAATTCATCGAACCCGACGAACCACTTTGTTCCCGGCACTTGGAGCAAATCTTTGAGGGTGTTCAATCCTCCACGGCTCATGCTGGCCTCGAGTTGCTGGACGGTGCAGACAAAAACTTGAACCTCTCCGAGCCGTGCCATGCGAAGGTCTCCGGCGCTCCTTTCAAATGACCAGATTCCCCCAAGGCAAGGCGCACCAACTAAGGCGCAATCCCCAGCAAAATCATTCACGATTTGTTGGCGCTGAGTATCATTGGCAACGATCATCAGCATGCGGTTTGCAACCTGGGTTTCGTGGCAATGCTTCCAGACAAGGGCAAAGCCAATGCTCTTCCCGTAGCCAGTCGGCCATTGAACGGACAGGGTGTCGCCGCGTTGAATTTGCGGCAGGTATTTAATTAGGTCTTGCTGACCTTTGCGGGGTTGGAATGCAGATGTTTGTGGCAGGGTGGACATAGGAGTTTAAGGTTTGCTGTTGAGGTTTCCCCGCCTTGTGACCAAGGGATCAGGTGATGAGCTTCCCAACTGTCCATTGTCCGGCGACACACCGGACAAACTCCGTCCTGCAAAACATAGAGGAGTGCTTTTTGTTGCTTGGTAGCGAGTCTGTTCATGGCCTGATAGCCTGCGATCCTCGGCGGGATCGTTCTTGGTTCGGGTGTCAAAATTCATTGCGAAAAGGTTGTTGCGCGTATCCACGCCGCGCCCCGGAGGGTTGAATCAGAACGGGATGTCGTCGGTCTCTTTTGCTGGCTTGGCCTTCGGCGCGGGGGCCGAGGATTTGGGTGACATCCAGCGCTCGAGGGTGTTGAAGCGATGGCCGGAGTCGGCGCCCTCTTCCTCGCCAAGAACGACCGAGGCCGTCTTGCCGATGAAATGCTCGGGCTGCACATCGATGTCCTCCCCTGGGATCACGGCGAACCCGCAGGCTTCGCGCACTTGGTCAATCTTCCACCCCGCTTTTTCGGTGAATGTCAGGTGCTCATGGACTTCCGGCCCCTTGGCACCCTCGCCGATTTCGACTCGGCAGATGAGTTTGATCATCGGGTTTCCGGCCTTGGAGAGCTTCTCCATGGCATTGACGATCTCGACTTTGTAGGTTCCCGGCTCTACGAAATAGACGGGTTTCGGTTCGGATTGTTTGTAGGTAGGCATATTATTTTTTGGATTTGATTTGTCGCAGGGTGTTTATCGGTGCCCCTGACTTCACCGCTGACTCATCCACTTCCACCCCGGCTTCGAGGCAGAACTGGCGAAATTTGTCGGCGCCCATCTTCCCGCCGAGGGCGAGGATGAGCGTCTCTTTTGAAACATTGGCGGAGGCCCGTGCGATGGCATCGGCCTCCACGAACTGACGCCCTGCGCCGGTCGTGACCTTCCAGCCGGGGATGTCCTCACCAGCGGCGAGGCGTTCCTTCAGAGCATCGAGGACCGGCTCGGCGATCTGCTTCTCGGCGAGTTTCCAGTTCGCGGCGAAGGCGCTCAACTCGACCGGATTGGCGAGGATTTGGTCGCGGATGTCGGAGAGTGCGAGGTCGGACTTGACCAAGGCCAAAGCCTCGGAGGATTGACGCACCAAGGCTCGGCACCCGTTTTGATGAGCACACCAGCCGCAATACTCATTCGGCGTCGGCTCCGCCAACCGGCTGCTGGCCTCGGCGATCACCGCCGAAACGGTCGCCTCGGCTTGCTCCCTGGTGAAGGTGTAAGTCCGGCGAAGGCGCTGATCGACATAAACGACATGAGCCGTCCACGAGTCCGCAAAATGCTCGTGCATACAGGCTAAACAATAGGCACTTAATTGTTCCCTATAATTCCTGACGGCTCCCGTTTTTACATCTGCCACCCATTGAGCGCGAACGCATACCGCGTCCGCCGTTCCGGGTTTGGAAAGGCCCGGCACCTCCATGCCGAGATGCTCCTCGCGAGTCTCTACATGGTAGCCACCCGAGAGCGTCCGAAGCTCCTCAACGCCCCACCGTGCCACCGCCTGATCCTCGGCGGCGAGTCCGTCGTAGGTCGTGGGATCATCAACCAAAAGCTCGCGGATCGCTCGATCCAGTAGCGTCCCACGCTCTGCCGCCGCGCTTGTGCCGGGTGCGCCCGTAAAGAGGGCGCACTCGGCGAGCTTCGGCAGGGAACTCGGAGAGATTTCCTTGATCACGCCGCCACCTCCATTTGAGCTTTGGCTTTAGCGACAAGGGCGGCAGGCCGCGCCACGATCTGCTGGCGAAGTTTCTCGCTGGCGTCTCGCCATGTCTGGCCCTCGGCGATGGAACCGTTGCTAACGAGGAAGAGGTTGACGACTTCCTCGTTTTCCTCGAGGACGGCCACCGACTCCCGGCCAATGATCTCCACGGCAGGTGCCGAGGTTTTGGGTGCAGGTTTCCCAAAGACATGCGCCACGGACTCCCACTCCATCGGGAGTTCTTCGGCAAGGCCCGAGCGCGTCTTCGCGTCGTAGGCCGCCGAGTGGGTGGTCAGGATAATGCGTTCTTTTCCACCTATCCCCTTGGCCTTGCCGTTCTCCTGCGAGACAGCTTTCGTCTTGAACCGGAAAAACCAAAGCTCATCCGCCCACTCTTTGACCAGCGGCGAGGACTGCTTCGACAGCTTAAGCTCGTAGCGGTCGTATGCGGCCAAAATGTCCGGCGGCTCGGTTCGCTGAACCTTGGAGTGCGCCAGGACAACGACATGCTTGCCGGCATCGATGAGCATATCGAGAGCTGTCAGGAACCGGCTGACCTTCTCCGCCGTCATCACCCAGCCCTTGCCGAATCCGAAATCCTCGACGCTCTGCTTCTTGCTCGTGGCGAGGAGGTCTTCAACCGCCAACCGCTCCGCCCAATCGGCGCTGTCGATCACGATCGTCTCGTAATCCGTCCGGCTGGCTTCTTGGATGCACTCGCCGAGTTCTTTCCAAGTCGAGACCGCCACCCGATCAACGGCGAGGTGGTTCGATCCGCCCTCGATGTCTAGGAAGAGAGGATTTGGGAACTTGCTGGCGAAAGTCGTCTTACCGACGCTTTCAACCCCGTAAATGACCACCCGCTGTGGCCGCTGTTGTTTTCCTTTAATTATTTTCATATCACTCTGGTTGTTTGTTGTTGGTCTGCGTTTTTTGGGATCGCGCAGCCCCCCTTGGCCCCTGCGTCCCCCTTGGGGACTAGCGAGGCAAAATCATTCTCGTGACGGGCTCACGGCGGCCGCTTGCCAAAGCAGTTCGAGGGTTGCCCATTCGCAGTGGGTGAAGCACTCCGAGCACACCGGCCCGAGGTCGTTATCCACCTGATCGGCTTCGTGTTGGCAGACGGCGCACCTATTCATCGAAGTCCTCAAGGTTCTCGGTGTCCCACTCGCGCCAGCGATCTTTCCGCTCCCGTTCGAG